GCCTTTAGCTGGCACATAATGGTGGTTAAGACCTAAAATCCTTCGCTTTGCCGAGTTTAGCCCCGCACGTGAATCTGTGATTTCAACCACGTCATATAACTCTTGCCCGCAGTTCAGTGGGACTATGATATGCCCTGAAATGGCTCTGATAGCCGCCTCCCTGAGCATGGCATCGCCTCTCTGATGAGCCTTAGTTGTGGTATCAAGGTTTATGTCGTAGGCTTGAGCAAGTTTATCCCAGACCAGCTCAACCTCATCCCAGTCCCAATCCTCGGTGAAAACGCTATCTCCAAAGGCCTGAGCCCGATTAACCTGCTTCACAAACTGCCTGTAGCTCCCTTCGTGGATTGCGTGGTCTGTGCCATACGTATAATCCGTGCTATCTGAGGTTTGCGGATGTTTAAGATACCCGTAATGCCCCCTGAGGAACAAGACATCCTCAACCATTGCCAAAAGCCTTAGCACTGCCGTCTTGCCGCTTTCTCTGGGATAGATTGTGAATGTTGGATACTGGGCTGTAATCGCCGAACTGCTGCTGAAGGATGAGAACTCAAGTCCCGCCCGGGCAAAGATGAAGTTCAGCAGTTGGAATATGTTTTTATCCCCAGATGCCCATGAGAATTGTCGCCTAGCCCTCCACTCTTCAAGTAATCCCCAACCATCCACAGCATGAAGAATGAACTCAGCATGACCACCGTGTGATGTGTATTCCCATCCTGTTATCCAGTGCGCAAGCCCCGTTGAGTGTTCAGGCGATGACCCCGCCGTCGTGTGATACCCTGGTGAAAATTTGATCTCTGAGCCAAGCTTTATTGCTTCGTAGGTATCACCCGACTGGCCAATATTGGCAAATCGGCCATCATCGTTTCTGAGGACGATGGTAATACGTCCTGACGTTTCATTGGTCTCGGCTTCTATTTGGAGGACGCTATCGGTGATCTCAACACTCCCCGCTGATACCGAAGATCGCCACACCCCATCTGGCCGTGTCAACCAAATGTGGGGGCTCTTATGGCACATGGCCAGGCCGTAGTCGCTGGATAGGTTGAAGGGGACGGGCTCGCGCCACAGGTTGTCGATGAAGTCGGCGGTTGCTAGGCTGTGTGTCCAGTAAGGGCGGTTATAGGACTCGTTTCCCGAGTAGGCCTCGACGAAGAAGGCCCTGAAGACGTCGGGCATATCAAGGGTGGGAAACTTGAAGGCGATATCGCTGTCTGTCTCTGCGATCGTGAGTTCCTTTAATGATGACCAGTTCCCCACGGCTGCGGAGTAGCCATCCCCTAGGACACAGGTACAGACGATGGGCCTTAGGTTAGCGGCTTGTGCGCCTGTGACTACGATGTTCCAGTCGCCCATGTAGGTAACTGCGACGCCGGTGATGGAATCCATCGAGTTTGTCCAGGCTGTCGCAGCTTCCCAGGTATTGTCCTGCTCAAAATCAAAATCGTGAATCCTTACATCCCGTAACTGGTCAACCGGCTTCAGCCGAACCCTGGCCCTGGTTACCGTTTGGCTCGGTGTTACAGCGTGTTCTGTATACGCACCCATTGCGGCGTTGCCCTCGTAGACATCATGCCAAGCATCACCATAATAAACATCTATATCGATCTGCGCCCCAGCTCCAACGTTAGAGGCATAATAGCGAACCTTAGAGCAAAGCAATGCAGCATGGGTAAACTCAATGAAAGCAGACCATGTATCCTTTGATACATTTGCATCAAAGCCAAATGTACCTGTGTCATCATCGTAGGCTTGCACCTCGATATGCCACTCGCCTTCTGGATCACTGTGCCCCGTTGGGCTTACCCATGTGGCAGCAGCGGTAGCATCATAGCGGCGGCGATTGATATTTGTGCCATCCCAATAAAGGACTATCGCTTCATTGGCATTCTTGAAACAGGCAGCCAGGCGGAATTCCGCTGTTCCATCGATCTCTCCCATATTCAGCCAGCTACCAAAACTTGCCCCGTTGTCAGTACTCACAGATAGGTACCAAATTCCATCCGTGCCGATTCTCCATGCATGAACATTTGCTGCATAGGAACATAGCGCCACTGCATATGCCGTTACCCCCCAATCCGTCCACTGAGAGTAATCAGAGTTCTCGTCAGGGCTCGTAACCCGCTGGTGATAGAGTTCGTTTGTACTAGGGTCAACACGAAGCCTTATCAGCGAGCCGTCGCCGGGCATGCAGCAAGCGTGGAATGAATCACTCTCGCTGCCTTCGTAGAGCCGAGTCCATGATAGGCGCGTGATCCCGCCTATCTTATCAAACACCTCGACCTTAGGATGAGGACGGGCTGAGCCGGACTTTTGCGCTGCAGTTAGGGTGGATGACAATGTCCTCATTTAGCGTTCTGGGGCACGCATGCCGTGTCCCTACCTCCTTACCAGAAGACGTGGCCCAGGATAATGCCGAGCGCCTGGGCTATGAGCAGCCATATAAGGGGATGCTTGCGCTGGCTGTCTCGGATTATGTAAGTCCAGGGACGGCCTCCTATTCTCAACCACAGGGCTCTATATAGTCGTTCGAACATTGGCTGCCATTGCCTCGCCCCTACGGGCCGGTAACGATTGATTTGGAGACCGGCGTCGTGGCAGGCGTATAGAGTTGCCTTATTCTGACCTTATTGGTGCGCCCCAGGCGCCTAAGTTCCTTGCGAAATCGAGCGAGTAGCTCGCTGCCTTGCTTTTGGTATGTTTTGGCGGTGTCAGCTCCACCAACGTTGACTCGGTTAATAGCGTAGTTGGCCCACTCCAGCAGGGCGTAGGCGGCTGCTCCTAGCGCAACCAGGTCTTCGTGCTGCGTGGATATGGTGGAGCTGGAGGCGTCCAGGGTGTGGAGCTTGCCGTAGTATATCCGCGCATCGCTGCCGTCTGGCACAATATCTGAGAGGATGGTGAGGGTGTCTTGCCAGAGGGCGAATCGCTGATACGTTGGTGGATAGCTGCCGATGGGATACTCCACGGCCTCGATCATCACTCTGTTGGAGAGTTGGGAAATGTCGACATCACGGCTGCTGGCGGTGGTAGCGATGTCTGCCTTATCCTCTACGGGCAGCGCGTGGGAGAATTGGCTGACAGCGTGGGCGATATGGCGGTCGAGCTCGTCATCTGTCCAGCGATAGTTAGTGGCGTCCTCGTCGTGGAGGTCTCTTCGAACGATTGTTCGCATTTCTGATAGGTTCATGATGGCTCCTTTCCACTGCCATAGAGCGGCAACGCTACAGCCCCGCTGCTCTCAGCTTCCTGACGGGGCAGCGGGGGAGTGGGGGGGGGCCCTTCCCTTCACTAGCCCCCACTGCCATATTCTGTATGAACGCTCATGGCTCAGGGAGCACGAGCGCTACTCTAAGGCTCTAGTCACGGACGCCGATGAGCCTGGCGAGCTTCAGGCTGTTGAATAGGGCAAGTGAGCAATACCACTTCACCCGGGTCCTGGTGGCGTCCTTGCTCTCCAGACTGCCGACTCTCTCCACCTGCAATGCACCGGGGCTGGTCAGTCCGCACACTGCGCCTTCGCCAAGCTGCAGCGCGTAGATCGTTGAGCAGTCGGTGGAGGTGCCTACAGTCTGGGCATCGGAGATCCAGTCGTTTACGCCGATGGGGATGCCGTCGTAGAGGCTGACGAAGTTGCCGAACTGGTCCTGCGTCATCTCTATCGAGCCAAGGTTCCGCTGGAGGGATGTTAGCTTGCGCCGGCTGCGCTTACTCATCAGGAGCATGTTGGGCTTGCCGCCTTTGATCAGGTCGATGAGCTCATCCAGCTTGGTCAGCGTAAGCGTCCCGCCGTTAACACCCATGCTGATTTCTTGGTTCGCGTCGCAGAGCACGTCAAGGCCGTCGAACTCGTTTGTGCCGCTGGAGTCGCCATTGATGAAGGTGTCATCGAACTTCTGCTGCACCGCCTTCGCCTTGAGTTGGATCACCGCGGCCTCCAGGTCCTGGATGTTGCTGCGGGTGGCTGCCAGGAAGTTGTCTATGTCAGCGTCCCCGCCGAGGATTGTTAGCGTGGTCGTCTTCTGTGTGAAGGTGGGAGTGGACTCTGACCAGGTATCGCCGACAGCGTAGAAGGCAGCTGTGGCTGCTTCGTTCTCCTGGTTGTAGGTCAAGCCGTTACCCACGATCTCGATGAACGGCAGTACCTGGAGCACCGGGCTGTCATAGATTATGGTTTCAATGACTCCCTGCAGCAGAATGTCGTTGGATAGTTTGGATGCCTCTGCTAGTGTAAGTGCCATCTTCTCTTCTCCTTAATTCTATTGATTTGTTGTTGCCACGACTCTATGTCATTGCGAGGCACGAAGTGCCGAGGTGATTTGAGGGATGGTGCTGAGATTGATTTGCTGCTCCTTCCCCTTCACTTCGTTTAGGGTCAGGACTTCGGCTCGCAATAACAGGCATGACATACATGTC